TGTTTAGCTAGTCAAGATGAGGGTAAGTTACCTAGTATTGATATTATAGCATTTAGACTTCGCAAAGATAAAGACTATATAATCAATGCTTTAGAGACTTTAAAAGATTGGCTCTGCCCATTGTCTACCCAAACTCTAGACATTGTCTGCCCATCGGATGCCCCAGATAAGATAAGAGAAGATAAAATAATATCTATTGTGCGATTTGAAGATTTTTGGAAAGAGTATCCAGTCAATAGAAAAGTAGGTAAAAAACCATGTATGGATAAATGGGGTAGCAAGGGGTTAGATAAAATTGCAGATAAGATTATTAATCATGTTAAAGAAATGAGTAAAACTAAACAATGGAAAGAAGGATTCAACCCAGCACCATTAACATACATCAATCAAGAAAGATGGGAAGATGAATTACAAAAGGTTAGGAATCCTTGGGATGGTGCTAAATGAATATAGGTGACGCATTAGAAAAATTAACAGTCAACAAGGAAATCATAAATGAATATTACAAAGGTGAAAGTGCAAATGCAGAATTTCTCGTTAAGAGTTCGGATGTTTTTACTGACTCGGTGGTTAGATATTTTAATTCTGAAATACACTCTGGCAAATCGTTGGGCTTCGTTAAAACGGAAGATGATTTTAAAATAAGACCTTCTGAATTAACTGTATTAACAGGAGTGTCTGGTCATGGAAAGAGTATGTGGTTATCTCAAATTGTTTTATCTTTAATGAAACAAGATACTAAATGCTTGATTGCTTCTTTAGAGATGAGACCTGTATTAACTCTTGCTCGTATGGTTCAGCAAACATTAAAATCATCAGAACCTACAGATGATTATATTATAAAGTTTTGTGATAGAGCTAAAGAAAAATTATATCTTTATGACCAAACAGGTTCTACTACATCAGAAGATATGATTGCTACATTGTATTGGGGTAAGCATGTTTTAGGTGTAGAAGTCTTTGTGATTGATTCTCTTATGAAGATGTCAGATATTTCTGAAGACAATTATGAAAGACAAAAACTTTTTATAGACAGGCTTGCTACAACATGTCGTGATTTAAACATACATGTATTCTTGGTTGCACATACTCGCAAGATGGCAGATGAAAACGTAGTTCCAGATGCTACTCACATTTTAGGTTCAAGCCATATTCGCAATTTATGCGATAACATAATTTGTGTGTTTAGGAACAAGAAGAAAGAAACTGATATTGAAACAGGTGATAAGACAGAAGAAGATTTAAAAGGTATTCCAGATTGCGTAGTATATTTACAAAAGCAACGTAATTATCCTGTAGAGGGTAAGTGGAATTTTTGGTTTGATAAAAAAGGTTTGAGTTATAAGGAACGACCATGACCATAAATGATTTTATAAAGAATTGCAAAGAACTATTCGGTGATGATATAATATACAAAGCGACATCTAGTGACGGTGTGACTTTCAAATCTAAAGGATGGAGTGACAAATATGATTCGGTTCGTTTTAACGAAATACAATTACGAGAATTTGCTGGTAAAGATTAAGGCTCTTGACTTAACTAAAAGATGGCGTGTGAATATTAGCGAGGAGAAAGTAGTGAGGTCACTTGAACAGAACGAAAGACTGTGGTCGCTATATGGGTCAATTGCTAATTACATTGGTGAAGACCCTAGCACAGTTCACGAGTTGTTAGGCTATAAGTTTCTCCGCTATCAAACAGAGATAGCTGGGAATCCTGTAGAGTTGGTTAAGTCAACGACAAAGTTGAATACAAAAGAAATGACCGAGTATCAAGAAAACTGTGAGCGTTGGGCAAGCAGTCTCGGATGGAGCTGGGAACTATGAGGCAACCAATTATTGATGGCATAGTTATAATTTGCATTGTATGGTTTATTGGTGGTGTTGCTAAACTCATTAGGTATTTTTATGAATTATCGTAGCAAGAAATTACTGGAAGCGGTTCGTGAGTTTCCATGTGCTATGTGTGGCAAACAAGATGGAACAGTTTGTGCAGGTCATTCTAATCAACAGCGTGATGGTAAAGGCACAGGCATTAAGGCTCATGATTACAGAATCGCTAGTCTTTGCTATCAATGTCATGATATGATAGACAACAACAAAGAGTTAGACAGGGCAGAACGTATTGACGCATGGGAGTCTGCTCATCGTAAAACTGTGGGTTGGTTATTTGATAAAGGAGTAATTAAAATTGGGTAAAGGTTCTGGCAGAAGACCATTGTTAATCTCTGAACAAGAAGCAGAAGACAATTGGAATAAAATATTTAAAAAAGATTACGAATATGAATTAAACAAGTCTACAGGCGAAGTAGAAAAGCGTTTTAAAGATGGATTTGAAAAACCTAACGAAAGTCAATTTGATGGCGACAAGCCCAACGCAGTTAAGCCTTAAGAAGTTAAGAGAAGAAGGATACCTTGTAGCTATTACAGAACGATGGAACGCTTTTGCAAAGATAAGACAGGATATGTTTGGCTTTATAGATTTGCTTGCTATTAAAGATGGCGAGATACTTGCGGTTCAAACTACTTCTGCTAGTAACATGTCAGCAAGGGCTCATAAGATTGCGGATAGTGAGTATGTGGGAACGGTTCGTAAGAGTGGTATGAAAATACATATTCATGGGTGGGTCAAGAATGGTAGAAAATGGGAATGTAAAGTGATGGATGTATCGTGAAACCGTATCAAAGGCAGTATGAAGTGCATGGTAAATCAGTTAATCTAGAAAAGTTTAGAATACATATTTTAGAAGTAATTGAAAACGACCAATTAAGTATTCCACAAATAGCTAACGCATTAAAAACTGATGCAAGAAGATTGCAAGGTGTTTTGTATAATATGCACGCATGTGGATTAATCAATATAAATAAATTAGGTAGGTTTCACATATTCTCAAAAGTCAAGCCTTCATTGCTACAAGAAATATTTCACCCTATGCCAGATTTTAGCGATAGGATTAAAGGTATTTATATTAACTCAAGCGAGGAATAGATGCACATAGACAGACTTAAGCAAATACTTGATGACTGGGCTAGGTGGATGCACACACCAAGCAATAAACTAGGTTATCCAAGCAAGTCATTGGGTATGATTAGTGGCGGTGAATCTACTAGCGATGCGTTTGAAGAGATGTTGTCAGAAATGGATATGACCAATGTCAGAACCATTGATGCGATTATAAGCAGTCTACCAAGAGACCAAAAAGATGCGGTGTATTCTAGATACCTAAAGACTTCTAAATACGATGACTATGAATACCAATTAGGGCTTGCATTTGATAACATGTTATCTATGGCTTCTAGGCGTATTGTCGCTTGACAGGATAATAGGTTATGTGATATAATTCGGGTGTTGGAATAGTCTCGCCCATAATCTCCGTAATATACTTAAGCCCTTATAAATAAAGGGCTTTTTTTTTGGATAAAACATGAAGAAATCAGCAGGCATCAAAAAAGTCGGTAAAGTCATGAAGGAATTCAAGTCTGGCACTTTACATAGCGGTAAAGGTGGCAAGGTTGTTAAGTCCCCAAAACAAGCAATCGCAATCGCTTTATCCGAAGCAAAGATGTCAAAGCCTAAAAAAAGTAAGTAAGCGTTTCAGCAAGAACCCTATTACTTTAAATAGGATTGTTAGCAATCCCATAACTATAACCGCTACAAAGAACCCCATAAATAGCTTTTCCAAGTCTTTTTCACCCATTGTTAGCTTTCAATTGTTTTGTTATAAATTTTGTAGCTTCTTTTTTGCTAGACATAAAGACATAGCTTTTAAGGCTTCTATTATACTTGATTAACTCATTGACCCATATAGATAGGTCTTTGTTAGAAAATCGCTTTATAGTGCGTTCCTGTGTGTTTAAGACATACATTTTAGGTCTCCTTATAAATAACTCATAAAATTATTAGGTCTGAATGACATGGTATTGTTTAGCCATTCAGTATATAAATCTTCTGCCATGTTATAAGCATCACTTGATGTCATAGGCTCACAATCTACGAATGAGTAGATAAGGTTATCATTTATAAATAGTTCGAATTTTTTTGTATCAAGTTCATAAGAATAAGTAAAATCACTCATGTTAAGTTCTCCAATTCTGTATTGAGTTCTTTATTGGTCATCTTTTCTAAACCTTTGAAGCCATACATAAGCAAGTCAAATAGCATAGAATCATTAAATTATGTATTGTTTTGACATAAGTTAAGATTTTCGTTAAGTATTTTTTGAATAAGTTCTGTGCGATTCATAATTAAGACTCCTTTTTGTTTAAATGATATATTCTATAATCATCTAAAAGATTATCGGCTATTTCACTTGCTAATGTTGCATAAGTATTCTCATATTTGTCAAGAAAATCAACCCAATTCTCATTGGTAAGTTCATTATGAGGGTCAAGGTCTTCTTTATCAATGTATTGATATAATTTATTTAATAGTAAGTCATCTAATGTTTGCATTATTGAATCTCCATTGTATAGATTTCATTGGTAATTTCAGATAACTGATAACGCAAGTCATCTAAATACGAATTTATAGTAAGATACCCGTTAGGTGTCATGCCTCTATTAACATCTTCTAAATTGATGTCTATAGCGTGTAATTGTTCTGTTATATAGTCTAGTTCTACTTGCATGATGTATTCTCCATGTTTATAAAGTTTTTAGCTTGTTTAATAGACCGAAAATTATCTCCCCAAACGTCATAAGGGTCTCCATTTTCGTCTAGTTTCCAAACGTGATAGTATTCTGTTTTCCCTGTAAAGCTATAACTGTTATTTATAAGATAATTGTTATATATAATTTGGTGCATGGTAAAGTCTCCTTTTAGATGTATTCATGTTGAATCTCTATAGTCCATGAGATAGGATTGCCAAACTCATAAGCCGACTCAATAGCATTGGTTATTTTGTCAATCTTATCTGTATCAGCAAAGGGTAAAGTGAATTCTAACAATAAATTGTCTTCATTCTTTTGATTGTCCTTATAATTTAAGTCATACGCTTTAAACGTGATATTAGCTAACATGGTGTTGTCTCCTTAAGATTTCAGTATTTAATGCTTCAAGTAGTAAAGTGTCATAGCGTAGTATATAACCGCTATCAATCCTATTTTTTATATAGTTATATTCATTCTTTAAAGAATCAATATCAATGAATTTAATATCTATACAAGTTTGAGGGTAAAACGTTTTTAATGTTATTTGATTCATTGTCAAGCCTCCTAGTAAGATAAGATTAAAAGTAAAAACATATAGAAATTTGTAAAGCCTAGTAATAAGATTAAAAAGTTTTTTAGTAAATTATTCATTGTTAAGCCTTTCATTATAGTAAACTTCAATTTCATTAATAACCTGACTTAATAATTTTTTTACATGAATAAAGGTGTAAATAAATATTTTAGATGAATAAAAGTGTAAACATATATTTTACATGTGTAAAAGTGTAAATAAATAATTTGTAAATAATTATAAATTATTCATATAAATTATTCATATATATTATAAATAATTATGAAAAAAAATGAACAAATGATTAGATTTATAAAAATTTTTGATATTGGATATATTACTACCATATATTTTATATTAGGTATTG